CTTAGCGCAAATGTCTTTCGCTTTAGCTTCCAAATCGATGCCGAAGCTTGCAAAGAATTTCAAAAACGCATCCGCGAAACCTTTGGCAAAGTTCAGCATTGCCTCCCATAAATGGCTGTAGTACGCTTTTACACTGTCGCCGGCGCTCTTCATATGCTCCCAAGCTCCGTCCAGATCGCCAGTTAATAAACACACTACCGCGCCTATGACGTCGATGATTATTTGCAAAGCATCAAGCATTGCCTGTATGAACGGTCCTAAAGCTTGAATGATTCCGTTGATAATTCCTATCGCTGCCGCAAGAAGCACGGCAAGCGCTCCGCCTATTATTACAAGCAGCGGCTCAAGCAATACCCACAGCTCTTTGATTACTTCCCAAAGTGACAGGAACACACCTTTCAGTTGCTCCCATATAGGACTTAGGTATCCTAAAAAGACTGTTACTGATTTTATTATCTCGTCCAGCACTAGGACGATAACGTTCCATACCGCGTTGAAAATTGCCTTCACGCTTTCAAAAAGCCGCTGTCCGTTCGCCTCCCACCAAGCTACGATGAACGAAATTGCCGAGGTTATCGCCTGTCTGATTCCAGTCCATATCTGAACGATTGCGTCACGGAAAGCCTTGTTGTTCTCCCAAAGATAAACAATGCTTGACACCATCTTTTTGATGATTGCAACAACAATTCCGATGCAGAACAGAACCACGGCGGCTATCGTTTCAAAGGCAGTCTTTACGGCTTGCAGTATCCTGTCTCCGTTTTTGTCCCACCACTGCTGAACAGCGCTCAACGCTTTGACTATGCCTATCTTTATTTTGTCCCACAGCTTCAAGACCTTGTTTCGGAAATCTTCATTTGTTTTGAAAAGATAAACAAGAATTGCAATAAGCGCCGCCACCGCAAGAATAATCAGTCCCACGGGACTTGTCAGCATACTTGCTACTTTCATCACCTTGCTTGCGACTTTTACCACCTTGCCGAGGACAAGAAAAAGCGGCCCTACCGCCGCCGCTATCATCGCTATTTTTACAACCGTTTCCTTTGACACAGAGGACAAGCCCTGAAACCGTTCCATAAGCGGCATCAGGTACTGCTCCATCAGTTTTCGAAGTATCGGAATCAGCACGTCGCCTATCGAAATCGCAATTTCCTCCATCATGGATTTCATCAGCTTTGCCGAGCCTTCCATCGTGTCGACCTGCTTTGCCGCCATTTCCGTTGCCGAGTCCGTGCCTGTTATCGCTTCAGTCATATCGGCTATCGCGTCACCGCCTTGCGCAAGGAGCGCCATCATTGCTGGCCCCGCGCGGTCGCCGAACACCTCCATCGCCTGCGCGGTAGTTATTCCAGAACTTGCAAGCGTATTGACGATATCCGAAAATTTGTTGGTTGTCGGGTCTAGTTTTGTAAGCTCTATTCCCAGTTCCTCGAATATCTTCTTCGCGCTTGTAGAGGGATTCATCAATGCGACAAGCGACTGCCTAAGCGAAGTGCCTGCCATAGATCCGTCATAGCCGGCGTTATATAATACCGATAATGCGCCGGTTGTTTCTTCCAAGCTCCAACCTAAGCTGTTTGCAACTGGTCCGACATAGCTCATCGAATTGCCAAGCTTCTCCAGGGTCGCCTGCGAATAACCTATTGCGCTTGCGAACACATTCGAAACTCTTTCCGCCTCGCTTGATTCCAGTTGGAATTGGTTCAGCGTGGCAATTACGGTATCGGTAGTGAATGCCAAATCGTTTTGCGTTGCAGACGCTAAGTTCAAGATAGGCTCAATAGCGTTCGCCATTTCCTCTACCTTATAGCCTGCGGAAGCCATATAGTACATAGCGTCCGCCGCGTCGCTTGCCGAAAATACCGTGGTCTTGCCCATCTCTCTTGCAAGAGCGGTCATCTTCTCCAGTTCCTCGCCGGTAGCTCCCGAAACGGATGCGGCATTCGCCATGCTCTGCTCAAACTCCGCGCTTGTCTGCAAAGCTTGCTTTGCAAGCAGAACAAGGGGCATCGTCACCTTCATAGTAAGCGAGGTGCCTATAGAAGTAAGGCTGCTCGACAGCTTCGTAAGTCTAGTCTGCGCCGTTTGCAAGCCTTTGCTAAGTCCCGAAATATCCGCGCCGATCTTGACCACAAGATTTCTTATTACTGCCACAACCTCACCTCCTTACCGATTTTTGGGCATAAAAAAAGCAAGTCCGAAAACTTGCTTTTAAGAGCTGTTTGTTTTGTTATCGCTTATTCCACACTGAATTCCAATACCTTTTTGCAAATGTTATATTCAGTGTCCTTGTAGGTAAACTTAGCTGACATCTCAATTTTATAGGCGCCGCTCTTTTCAAGAGTGACTGTTATTGTTTTCTTATTTGTATCATTTTTTTCTAATTTTAGAGTTTTAAGTATGCTTTCTATATTTTGTTCCTGCTGCTTGCCGTCTATATATAAAATATAAGTTATTGGTCCGTCTGCTCCGACATCTACTCTTATAGTCTTATAATCATTAACGAATTCCACATCAATATTTACTTGCTCGCCAAGGATAAATTGCTCCTCCTGAACATTATAATCCAATGTGAATTTTGATTCATCCAACTTGTTTGTACAACCCATTAATGATATCCCCAAAATACAAAGTAATAACGGTATTGCAATTTTCTTCAATCTCTATTACTTCCTTTGGTAACCACCTGTATAGTTTTTTTCTTCTTATACAAATTTATTGTTAAACTGCCATTATTTTTTCCTTTTGAAACGCTCTTGCCGTCATATAAAATACCGGTATTGCAACAACTTGAACGGCAACGCTTACTATTACGAGCCATAATATACTGATATCATATAACGCACCTGTCAGCCAGCTACCTAAAAACCAGAATAATCCGAATACGGTTTCAAATATGCCGAAACCTGCAGAACGGTTTTCTTTCGGTACTATTGTGCTTACCGTAGCTTTTAATATCGACTCCTGTGCTCCCATACCTATTCCCCATAGCGCTACGCCGGCAAACAAAAGCCAACTGCTATCCGCAAAAAACACCAGAGCTGCAAATGGCGCCGCTAACACCGTAGAAAGCATTAGTACTTTAATTCCGTATTTATCAAAGATCTTACCAAAAAACAACGCCGATATCGCGTCTAGCGCCATTGCCCCTGAATACAATAACGGCAAGGTGTCATTTGAGATAAGCGCATACTTTGCCGTATGCAGGGTTATAAGCGGAAAATCCACAAACCCGAAAGCTACTAGAGAAATACCGGCAGTATATAATACAAACGATTTCTTTATTCTGAATTTTTCTTTATTTCCGTTTTCTTTCTCAAATTCCTCAGGATGCGGATATGCCTTTTTTGCAAAGAGCAACAGCACAATCGTTATTATCGCAGGAATTCCCAACACCGCAAAACATAATGAATATGCGGAAAACAAATCCCCATTGTTTTTCAGCAATAGAACTGCAAACACAATCAATGGACCTAGAAAAGCACCGAATTGATCCATCAATTCTAAGAGCGCAAAGCTTTTGCCTTGACCGTATTGTGAAGCGGCAAAGGATACCAAGGTGTTTTTTGCCGGTTTCTTCAACGCCTTACCCGTACGCTGAATAACCATAATAATACAAGCAGCTATCCATCCGCCATTCGGCACCAATGCCAATGCAGGTATTGCTAAAACATCTATAATATATCCTACAACAGTTAACAGCCAGTATTTTTTCGTTTTGTCGGCTATAAATCCAGTTAAAAGCCTTAAGGAATATCCAACAAATACGCCTAAACCGGTTACGAATCCAATAGCCGCGGCAGACGCTCCCGACAGGCTAAGATATACTCCGACAATACTATTTGCACCCTCATGCGTCATATCCGAAAAAAGGCTAACCACACCCATAAGGATGATAAAAGCTAATGCCGAATTTCGTAATTGTTTCTTTTTCATTTATTCCTTTATAAAATGATTAATCACTCATTCAATACGGCTAAGATCGTTGTCATACTGAAACATTTATGCGATAATTCTCATTAAACTGAGATTTTTATTTATGTTCCAATCATTTTATATTAACTAATATTATAGTATTTTTAAAAAGTAGTGTCAATTTATTAGCACTCCTTTCTCTTTCGCCATAGCTTTTAACACCATATCTCCCTTACTCATCGTTTGCTTTTGCGGTTTGTCAATGTCTTTTAACACTTTTGATAGCTTCGGCAGTTTCTTATGCCTTGCGAAATACTCCGTATAGTACGCTTGGGGTATATTTCTCTTGAGTTCTTCCTTTGCCTCGAATGCGTAGTTTTCAGCAATCAAGCAAATCTCGTAAGGCGTATAATCCCAAGCGCCTACCGGATCAAGTCCGAGGTTTT